ACCTTAAGAGAAGATTACAATATGAAGATCATAAAGGATCTTGCTAATAAGTACACAATGGTTCAAAAGTTATCACAGGAGATTTTATAATGGGAATACACATTGGAAAGCACGAAAGATCAACATCATGGATTGGTAGGTTTGATCCTAAAGATCCAAGAGATATGGCTGAATATGCAATGGTCAAGCAAATTGTAAAAGCTTGTAATTCACCTAATATGAAATTTAGAGTTGAAAAGAAAGGTAGAAAACCTACCAATGGTTATGTTTACGGAGGCAATCCACGAGGTGGTATGAAGAATGCTACATTATGGGATGTGTATGTTTATAAGCGCACGTACGATTATTATAATCAAAGGAGAATTGGATAATGATTGATAAAATAAATAATGTAAAAGCAGTTCCTCTTGTTAATAAAAATATTACTTATTTAAATAGGTACACATCCGGTGGCCATAATTATTTTTTAACTGAAGAAGGAAAAATTTATAAATTAATGGAGATGTCAGCTACAGGTGACAGACCTAAAGTGAGTATTGATGCTACAAATATCACTATTGCTCAAGCAATGCTAGAGTCTTTTGTTGGCACAAGACAAGACTGGGTCTTATCAGATGCTGCTAAGCCTAAGGACGTAACTATCGCTGAATGGCAGGCAACAGCAAATAGTGTTAAAAAACACATTGGTTCGAATGCGGTTGATGTTGATCATATCAATGGTGATAGTAATGATAATAGATTGTCAAATTTACAATACTTGTATAGATTAGATAACGTAAAAAAAGGTGGAAAAAAATAATGATTATTGTTGATTACAGCGGTATTGCACTGGCTAGTATTATTATTAATAAAACTAATGACGAAGATATGATTCGTCATATGATACTAAATTCATTACGAATGTATCATAAAAGATACAAAGATGAATATGGTGAAATGGTTCTTGCCGTAGATGCTGCAAATAACTGGCGTAGATCAGTATTTCCGCAATACAAAGCTAGCCGTAAGAAAAACAGACAAGAGTCTACATTTGATTGGAATGAAGCATTTCGTTTACTTAATCTAGTAAGAGAAGAAATTGCAGAAAACTTTCCATATAAAGTCATTAAAGTCGATACATGCGAAGCAGACGATATTATTGGTACTATTGTTGCTAGTAAATCTACGGTACAATTTAATGTAGAAAAAATTATGATTGTTTCTTCAGACAGAGATTTCTTACAATTGCAAAGATTTCCTAATGTAAAGCAGTTTTCACCTCTTCTTAAGAAAGAACTTAAAGAAGATAATGCTAGATATTATTTACTTAATCATATTATACGTGGCGATAAAGGCGATGGTGTACCAAACATTTTATCGAATGACGATACGTTTGTAGAAGGTTTCAGACAAACACCTATGTCTCAAAAGAAAGTAGATGGTATCATAGAAGATCTAGAGCAAGGTGAATTACTATATGCTGCTTCTTGGTATCGTAACTACTTAAGAAATGAAAGACTCATCGCCCTTAGTGAAACGCCACAAGAGCTAAAAAATGAAATTATAAATACATATGAAAAACAAGATCCTTGGTCAAACAAAAGTAAAGTATTACCTTACTTAATTGCCAAGCGTTGTAATAATTTGATTGAAAGTGTACAGGAGTTTATTTAATGAAACAATATGTTTTTGAAGTTTTAGAAGAAATGGCTAAACAAAGAAGTCGTGATGATAAAGTTCGTGTTTTAAAAGAAAATGAAACATGGGCTTTAAAAGATATTATAAGAGGATCGATGGATACTAAAATCCAATGGAATATGCCAGCTGGTGAGCCTCCATATACTGCAGCAGCAGCACACAACCACCCTACTAATTTAACAAAGCAAAACGCACAGTTCAGATATTTTGTTAAGGGTGGAGCTGGTGATGAAATGGCAAAATATAAAAGAGAACAAATATTCATTGGAATTCTTGAAGGCATTCATCCAGAAGATGCTAAGCTTGTTATTAATATGATTAATAAAAAGAAAATTCCTGGGATTTCTAGACCAGTTGTAGAAGAAGCTTTTCCAAAACTACTAACGGATTAGTAGAATTTCAAATCAATTCAAAAAACAACTGTGTACAAACTGCAAAAAGCATGGTATAATTAATATATTATTTAAGAAGGTGAAAGTATGAATATTTTTGTATTAGACAACGACCCAACAACTGCTGCAACTATGATGTGCGACAAACACATACCTAAAATGATTATTGAAGCAGCACAAATGCTATGTACATCTCACAGGTTACTTGACGGTACACCTGAAAGACGTAGGTCGAAGTCTGGCAAAACTATGCAACAGTATTATACATTTGGTGATGATCGTGATGATATATACTATGCTGCAGTACACAAGTATCATCCATGTACAGTGTGGACTATGGAAAGTTTACAAAACTACAACTGGCATTATACACACTTTGTAGGTCTAGCCACCGAGTTTGAATTTCGTAGAAATAAAAAACATGCAACTTTTGAAAAGCTTGGTGAAGTTCTTGTTAAACCCCCTATAAATATACCGGATGTTGGTCTTACAGAATTTGCACAAGCAATGTCTCAATACCCAGATTGTATCGTAAAAGGTGATGCTGTTCAAGCATACAGAAATTACTATCATACAGCAAAACCGTTTGCTAAATGGGATTGGGGAAGATCAGCTCCTGAATGGTGGAAAGGATATCAAGGTGCCTAAGTATACAGTAAAGCCTCTAGAAGAGGGTGACGAATACGAAATAGATATTAAGTCAGATGAATTGCAGGCTTATCTTAAAAAACACAATTGTATTAAAGTTCTTACGTTTCCAAATATTGTTTCTGGTCAAGGAAGCTTATTGTCAAAGACTGACAATGGCTGGAAAGATAATCTCGCTAGAATTAAAGCAAATTCTGGTAGAGGTAACACAATAAAAACATAGGAATAATCAATGAATACATTTTTTATAGTAGTAACATTTGTAATGGCATCAGCTAATCAGCTTGATAGACCATTATTTGTATTTGCTAAACCTAATTTTGATGAGTATATGAAATGTTGGAATTACGTACAAGCAAATAACATGAATATATATAGAACTGCAGCTAATGAATATAACTTTAAACATAAGCCTGAAGCTATATTTTGTATTAACCAAGAAGCAATAAAGGAAATATTTAATTATAATGCACCAACAATTGAAAAGAAAAATATTTAGCCATGACACGATTGATATTGGTTATCAAGACCTGGATGCTACAACTACAAAATCAGGCAGAACTTATAATACTCCTGATGGTAAGTCTTATCCTAGTATCACAACAGTTCTAAGCATACTTAGTGAAGATGCTATAAGAGCTTGGCGCGAACGTGTAGGTGTAGAACAAGCTGATGCGATTAGTGGCAAAGCATCTAGGCGTGGTACAAAGGTTCATAGCATTTTAGAAAAGTATTTAAATAATGAAGATACTACAAAAGAATTACCGCACATCAGACAAAGTCTCGCAAATCTCAAACCTATACTTGATGAGAGTATTGGAACGATATTCGGTCTCGAGGTGCCTTTATTTAGTCATCATTTACAATTAGCTGGAAGATGTGATTGTATCGCACAGTTTAATGGAGTACCCTCAATAATTGATTTTAAAACTTCTAAATATATTAAGAAGAAAGAAAGAATCACAAACTATTTCGCGCAAGGTGCAGCATATGCCATCATGTACGAAGAAAGAACGGGAATGAAAATACCCAATATAGTAATTATAATGGATGTTGATCATGAAAAACCGTGTGTGTTCGTAGAACATAGAGATAACTGGACTAAACTATTAGAGGATACGATTGATGAATATAGAAAACGAAAGATGTTTGGACACTAATATGCCACTAGGGTTAACAATGATTGTTCAACTAAGATATGAGTTTGAAGAACTCACTAAAAGCTATAATATGAAAGTATCTGGTTCAGATATAAATACAATAGAATGGTTTATTGAAAATGGCCACAGGTCAAATTCACTTCGTAATGGATTTAATGATGCATTAACAATAGCGAAGGTAATAAAGGAGTTCTACGATGGCCGAAGAAGAAATGAAACAACAGGGTTTTCATCCAGCTGATACTAATGGTGATGGCATTGTAACTGACGAAGAGCAGGCAATGTATTTGGAGTTTAAGAGAAAAGAAATGGAAGACGCAGACGCACAAAGAGATGCTATTAGAAAAATGGCATGGTTTGCTTTATTTGGATTATTATTATACCCATTTGGTATTTTCATAACTTCTGCATTTGGATTATCTGAAGCAGCAGGATTAATTGCTGATATTGCTCCAACATATTTTGCATCAATTGCTGTTTTAGTTTCAGCATTCTTTGGCGCTGATGCACTAAAAGGTAAAGCAAGTAAACCAGTAAAAAAATAAAATAAGGATTTTGTTATGAGAAGATTGATCTACCAAGTTTATACTGGAAAACCATCGAAGCTGTATGATCACTGTACAGCTTCGGTTAAAGCATACGCTGAAAAAAATAATGTAGAATACATTATTCAAACTCAACCTATAATGAAAATTAAACCTGACGTATTTGCCACAAATCGTAGTAAAGAGTCATACGAAAAATATGGAGGGTTTTTACCGATATATGAAAAAGAAAACGCATTTGATTACTTTAGTAGTTACGACCAAATTTGCATTATTGATGCTGATATCTGGGTGCGCAATGACTCACCAAACATCTTCGATCAATTGGACTCTTTTGGTGGAACCGCCGAATTTGCTGGAGTTGTGGAAAGAATGGCGCCAATCCTCCCATGGTATAAACAAAAACTAGCAGGATATACTAGAATGCAGTATTCTCAACTTAGTGATGTTGACTGGGAATGGAATAGCGATGGTGCATTATTTTATAATATGGGTCTTATGCTTATGGATAAAAGTATATTAAAATACCTTAAAGGCCAAACTGGAAAAGAATTTATACAAAGATCTGAATTTAAAAACTTCATTGATGGCCTAGGCGCATGGAAATGGAGCACAGATCAAACCCTATTAAACTATTGGGTTAAAAAAGAGAAAATGGTCCAGACATATCTTAATTGGAAATGGAATGCATTATATACAGCAATTCCAATTGAAAAAGTTAAAGAAGCTTATTTTGTACATTTCTTTCTTAAAGACAAATTACCAAACGGTGGTGAAAACGTGGATGAATTAATGGAGATTGTTCAATGAAAATTCAAATTGATATAAGTATGGGTGAATATATAGATAGGTATTCTATATTAGTAATAAAACAAGACGAAGGTCTTGACGTTGCAACAGAATTAAAACAATACAAAAGTCTTGATTTAACTCATCCAGGATTTGATTTTTATTTAGGTATTATGCTAGCAATTAATCAACAGTTATGGTATTTAGAAGATATTAAAAGAAAAGATGTAGAAAGATTTAGTAAAGAAGAATCTAATACTGCATTTCTTATTACTCAAATAAATGATTTAAGACATGAAACTAAAAAACGTATTGATATATATTTTGG